TATGGTACAAACTACGGAAGACAATACGGTACCAATTACTTAAAGCAATATACTGGCCAATACACTGGCACGTTTGCTGGAACTTATGGTACAAACTACGCCAAAGCATACACAGCAAACTATGCCCAACAGTATACAGGCAACTATGCCAGACAGTTCAGTGGAACATACAACACTAACTACACAAAAGACTATACTGCAAACTATGCTAAACAATACACTGGAAATTATACTCGCGATTATTCTGGTAACTATACTAAGCAATATAGTACCAATTATACTAAACAATATACAGGTAATTACACTCGCGATTATTCTGGCAACTATACTAAGCAATATGGTACCAATTATACTAAACAATATACTGGTAACTATTCAAGACAATTTGGTGGCACTTACACAAGAAACTATGTAAAAAATTGGATCAGAACATATGCTAAGCAATATGCAAAATTGTATGCAGGACAATACAATAAACAATATGAAGGCGCGTTTACTGGTACGTATACATCAAACTATGGTGCAGATTATGCAGGTACCTATAATAAGAATTATGCAAACGAGTATGCAGGAACGTATGGTACCAATTATACTAAATTATATGAAGGCGTATACAACACTACGTTTGTAGGCATATACAATCAACAATATGAAGGCATATTCTCTGGCACTTTCTCAAAATCATATGGTGCTGACTATGCAGGTACATATGGAACAAACTATGCTGGTGAGTATGCTGGAACATACAATACTAACTATAACAAAGGATATGAGGGAGTATTTGCAAAGCAATATGTTGCAACTTACACTGGACTGTTCATTAAAACGTATGTTGGACAATACAACAAACAATATCTTGCTCTGTATGAAGGATCTTTCAACAAAAATTACTCTGCAACGTACGAGGGCGTGTATACAAAACAATATCTCAAGCAGTACACAGGGTTATGGTCTAAAAATTATATTAATATCTACAGTGCATTGTATGAAGGCGCATACAACAAAAACTATGTAGGAAATTATACAAGAGATTACATTAAGTCGTATAATAAAAATTATGAAAGAGCATACGTAGGAATATTTAACTTATTCTATTCTGGAACATTTGCTGCGCAATATGCTGGATCAAGAACATACACTGGTCAATATAATAAACAGTATGAAGGTACATTTAATAAGAATTACACTAAGCAATATGCTGGTACAAGAACGTATGCGGACCAATATGGAACAAATTATGCTAAAACATACGCACCTGGATACGTAAAAGCATATGCAGGTCAGTATGCTGGATCCAGAACATATGCTGGTCAATATACAGGCAACTTTGAAGGCGCTTTTAATAAGACATATGTTTCAGTAGCATATATTAAAGCATATGCTAAACTATGGGCCGGATCAAGAACATATAACGGTGATTACACTGGCTACTATAATGGGTTCTATAATAAGTCATATGAAAAAGCATATGCGGGTATCTATACAGGATACTATATAGGAATTTATGAGGGACCTCAAATATACGAAGGCGTGTATACAGGCGTGTACGAAGGAACGTATACCAAGCAATACGAAGGCGCATACAACACAACGTATCTTGGAAACTACACAAAACAATACGAAGGTGCATTTACAGGCAACTACATAAAAACATATATTGGTCAATACAGTCAACAGTTTAGTAAAACATATGAAGGTGCTTTTAACAAACAATTTGAAGGAGCATTTACAAAACAATATGAAGGAGCTTACGTTGGCGACTTTGTTAAAGTGTGGGCCGGTGACTATTCTGGTCAATACACTAAAACTTATCTTGGATTGTATGAAGGAACATTTGAAGGAGTGTTCCAAAGACAGTATAGCGGTACTTACTTAAAAGTTTATACAAAAGAGTATGAAGGATCGTTTACTGGATACTACAGCAGTCAGTTTGAAAAAGTATGGGTAGGTCTATACACTAAACTGTATCAAGGTCAGTACTCGCAATTGTTTACTGGGTATTTTGATAAAGTATATGAAGGCGTATTTACTGGTTACTACACAACCCAATATACAAAAACATATATTGGCCAGTATACTAAGACATATACAAAACAATACGAAGGAACTTTTATTGGAAATTATGTTGCCACGTACCTTGGAAACTATGATAATGCCTGGTCAGGATTAACAGTTGACTCTGGAACTGAAACAATTTCTACAGTTAAATTGTGGTTAAGAGTAGCTTAATGTTGACTTTATAAATAGATTCATATAGAATATCATTAACTCGTGAGGATATATTATGGCTGAAGAAGCAAAAGAAGCAAAGGTGCCTGAGGGCGCCAATATAAAACAACCTAAACCAGAGAGACCGCAGAGATCAGGATTAACTATTCCTGAATTTTCTGTCGACGCTAGTTTACCAAATATCTGCTATCCACATTATACTAATAATGCTAGAGATCAACTTTCTTGTGTTCTGATTAGACCAGATGGAATGGCAATGATAGAACAAAATATTCCTAGGGATGAAAAACATCCACTTTACAGAGATATTAAAAGACAGTTTACAGATCAAGAGATTGATCATAACACGGAGCGTGAGATTGCAATCCAACAAGCAAAAGCTAAGGATGCTGATCTTAAAACAAAGGATGAAAACAGAGAGAGACGTAGAGCAGAGTTATGGGCACGCAAAAGCACTTTCTTAGATTTAGATGTAGTTAAAAATACTCAGCATAAAAATCTTAAAAGAAAATTACGACAAGCTACTAATCCTGAAGAAGCTCTAGCATACGGCGTAGCGATCATCATTAAAGAGTCTGAAAAAGATGGAGAATAAAGGATACTTATTAGTGTCCACTATGTCAAAAGCATTTTACGAAGCCATGGTGATGGCAGTTGAATCCTTGAAAGATGAAGTTCCGGATGCTAAAGTTGCTGTGTACACTCATGAGGAATGGATACGAGATCAAGATAGACCCTTGTTTGATCATATCGTGACCCCTGTTCCTGTTCACGTAAGAACTAAACTATGGGCATTAGATCAATCGCCGTTTGATAAAACAATCTACCTAGATTGTGACGTATTTGTCTTAAACAATGAGATAGAAGAAGTTTGGGATCATTTAGGCGACCATGATGTTGTAATGTCAGAGAATAGGCCTTATAATGCTAAGGTAGTTTATTTTACTCACGACGACCAAGTTGGCCCAGGAATTAAAGGTGCCGAACTAGAACACTACAGATCAGAGCACATGGATCTTTATAGACAAGGTAAAGCTCATAAGTTTCAATGGCACTGTGGTATGTTTGCTTGGAATAAAAATGAACGTACTCAAAAGTTATGGCAAGAATGGCTGAAGTGGTATAGAAGGCATACGGAGCAAACTACATCACCTTTTCCAAGTGGGCTAGCTTATTGGGACACATTTGCTTTTTGGAGGGCTCTATATGAGAATCCAGAATTGAATGTAGACATTAAAAGAATGCCAAACGATGCTAAGTATAACTTTGTTACTGGTTATAAAGAAACTGAATTGAGACCTGGATCCGAAAAATCAGTTTTACATTACACAATTGATCCAGAATATACTAAGGAGGGATTTATTATCCATGAGACAAGTTTTGACACTAACTACGGATCTTTTGAAACTTTTAGATGAGTATCAACAATTCATAATTAATAACAGGCCCGATAAACTTTTACCTAATTGGAAAACAAAAGGTAAGTTTATGAAAGAAGGTCGTCCAGAATACTCTACATCTATAGAATGTTTGAAAAGTATGCCTGCTGACACTCATGACGGATATCCTCCTGACAGCTATGGCTATGATATGAATGCTCCTACTTTGCAAAGAGTGTTGGCTGAAGACGGTGATAGATTCACACAAGCAGAAAAAGACGCCATCCGAATGTACATAGAAAAATCTGAAGAACTTGATGACACATTGGGTGCTTACATTGGATATAAGTTCTGTGCGTTAAAGATGTTCTATCCTGAAGATGGTTATATTGCATGGCATACTAATTGGAATGTCCCTGGATATAATTGTCTATTCACTTGGAGCGATGGTAAAGGATATTGGAGACATTTAGATTCTACTGATGAGAAGCCAGGATCCATAATGCCAGATCCAGACACTAAATTAGTTCATCTACAAGACAAAGATGGATGGCATTGCAAATTAGGTTACTATGGTGAGAAGCAAGAACACAATAGAATTATGTGGCACTCTGCTTATGGAGGACCTAGAATTACATTAGGATTTGTTGTATACGACGTAAATATTTGGGACGATATTGTTGAAGAGATTACATCTGCAGAATGAAAGATTTAAGATACGATTTTAAGCATGCGCTTATAGAAGAGTATAAAACATACTGGAATGCCTTTCAAGATCCAGATGATGCTTACTGTGAATTACTAATAATGGATCCATTAATCAATGACCACTTTAGAAATAGAAAACAACAAGCAAAAGGTTTTCACGGTATAACAGAAACAAGATTGCTAGATCAAAATACTTTATGGTTCATTACTTACGCCAAATCACTCAAAGCACTGTCTTGCATAAATGATATAAAGCAAGATGAGATAGATATTATTTGTCGAAATAATCGTTGGGAGTCACATAGAAAAATTGTTTCTCTAAAAGACGATCATAAACCAGTGGATCCACTGACTGTTTAATAGTACATAGCTTCCGTCTCATATAAATACATACGTATTATAGGAGATTTGGATGGCAACTAAGGTCAATATAGTCCTAGATCAGGGCACTGATTTTGAAACAACAGTTAACTTAACAAACGACGAGGGAGCACAGCTTGACCTTACAGGCATGGCTGCCGCCTCGCAAATCAGAAAAACTTACTCATCCTCTAACTCCGTAGCATTTACAACTGCATTAGCAAATAATAATGGAACACTAACTCTTTCATTAAATAACGCTACAACTGCTAGTATGTCTCCAGGCAGATATAAATATGACGTGGAGATAACATCCTCTAGTGGAGTGATAACACGAATACTAGAAGGAACTGTTACCGTAACACCGGAGGTAACAAGATAATGGCAAACACGTTATTTAACACTAACAGCACCAGTATTAAAGTAAATCTTGGATCTAGTGGCGGTGTAGTCGGATCTACATTGGGTTCTAATAATGTAACTCTACAAACATCAGCTACCGCAAAAAAGAATATTAGAGATCTAGATGACGTAAATGATCTAACGGAAGTAGATGGAGGCACATTAGTATATGATGCCGCACTAGATGAGTATGTGCTAAAAGCATTACCGATTGATGGCGGGGAGTTTTAATGGCAAATACTGTCGTACAGATTAAACGAAGTAACACTACTTCACAACCAGCTAATCTGGCATATGGGGAATTAGCTTACTCGCTTGTAAGTAATAATTTATTCATTGGAACTGATTCTAACACTATCATAAAAATTGGTGGTGGGTCTGACGTCGCTTTACTAAACGTCACGCCTGGAGCAGTTACAGGCGACAAGGCATTAATTGCAAACTCTACCGGTGGCCTAGATAATATAACATTTACAAATGTTGTAACTACCGATCTAACTACTACAGCTAATATATCTGCTTTTAATTTTACAGCTGATACTATTACGGCCAACACAACATTAACAACATCAAACCTCGATGTCACTTCAACAGCAAATATAGTATCACTTACCGCTAATGACATTGTCGTTTCAAACACTTTAACTGTTGATGGTGATATTATATTACGAGGCGATAGCATTACACTTGGTGATGGTGGAGATATTATTAGCTTTGGCGCTACAGTAAATTCTCATATCATACCAGATGCTAATGTAACATACGATTTAGGATCCTCTATTGGCTACTGGAGAATGGCTTACGCAAATCAAGTAACGGTAGGAGCAGATCCAACTGCACCATTACAAGTAGCTACAAAACAATACGTAGACAATATTGAAGCACAGTTAGGAGGTAATAGTATTATAATTGGTCCTCCTGCTGACGGCGCATATGCAAATGGTTCTGGTTCCGGTAATGTAGAAGGTGCCGTGACATCATTAGAATCAAGCACAAAAATTTCAGATGCTATTGATGTACTCAATGAAGTGATTCTTAATGTTTACAACAATACTTACGTTCGAGATGTAGTAGCAACTTGTTCAGTTGGCAATACAGGAGGAGCTCCTTTAACCAGTACTTTAACAATCAATGTGGTTGGTAATGCTGACAGATATGATATAAACTGGGGCGATGGTACATGGACAAACAATACTACAGATTCTACTCCTTCACATACGTATACAGACAACACCAATTCACCATTTGATGTAGTTGTTTATGCTAGAAACACAAATGCACTAGGTGAAGGAAATTCAGCAAGTTTTACAGCAACAGATTTAATCACTTTATTTACTGGTGATCCAAGTGCAGCATTCCAAATCTATAATGCAGTATCAGGTGGCAGTGTAATAACTGAAGCAAACGTAGGCGAAACAATTTATGTTGAAAACGATACAACTAACTCGAATGGTGTTGTTGCTACTTTTAATATCGATTGGGGCGATGGCAGTTCTGAATCGATTGCAAACACATCAGTTGAAGGTGGTCCAGAAGGAGCTAGAGCAGACCACATTTATGCTACAGGAACTGGAACAGGAACAAATACTATCACAGTGTCCGTTAATACCCATAGCACCGCTGACCCGTCATCAATACCAGACAGCGCAACTAGAACTATAAAAATATTTGATACAGCTATTGGAGCTCCAGAAGGGTTATCAGGCAAGTCATTTACTTTAACATCATCATCAGTGAGTACAGGGACTCCTAAACTAGCATTTAATCATACAGACAATTCAAGCGAGTCTACACTAGGTGTCAATGATACAGTAACAAGATATACGACATCTGGAGCAATTCAAACTTCAGGTGAAGCCAATTCACAGGTCGTTTATGATGCATCAGCAGGAACATTATCTGCTATTGTTGATGGATCAGTAGACGGTTCAATAACATTCGATTCTAGTGATAACACAGGATCAAATAGTTCACTCGTGGTTGTTGACGAGTTAGATTTTTATAACTTTAGTAACACAGGTACTTCAGTTAGTGCTTCTAACAGAATACATGCTCCAGGATTATATTCCGGGTTTAGAGCTAGAGTTTCTAAGTCATCCGTATCGACAGGCTTACATACATACAAGCTAAGTCATAGTACGACTGGAAATACCTCTGTCCTTCAGTTTGTTAAAGATAATCTAACGGGCACGCCAGTAATAAACTTTAGTGGAACTACGGTGTCTCAAAACTCAGCAGGAACATTAGCGTATGTTTCAGGGGTACCATATTACACTAATGATGCAGTGCTTGATGTGTCAGGCGTATTAGTATCTAATGTAGCAGGTCAAGTTTACAGAGATACATCTACTCCTTTCTCTATAATATCAGGAACAAATGTAGAGTCAGATAGTGGATCAGCATTCTCTACACAAACAAAAGGGTATTCTATATTACCATCTGCAACACTTAACAGCAGCAACCCAATTGCTAATACTGGAGTTGGCGCTAATGTAACTATAGATGATTTCACGGTAAATGTCAACGGCGGAGGTAGAGTCGTTGAAGGTTTTGCTATGAACATGAATAATATAAATGGAACTGGAGATACTGTCCAACATGCAAACACAAAAATTGCAGTATACAATGGGAACTCTTCGGGCGTTAGAGAAGACAGTATACCCGTATCGTCATCATTGGGAGCAGGGTTTGATACGAACGGAATTAGAGTTGACGCGTTCTCGTCAACAAATGCAACGCCAACGTTTACAAACAACACAGACTACTACGTAAACAATGCATGGTCAGGCGTAGTTACAGTCGCTGGCACAGATGAAGCAGTTGTAAGATACGGAAACTTACAACATTATACTACCGACCTTTCAACAGGATATCTACCTGCAGGACCAGATTTAAATACAGGTAGGTCTGGTAGTCAATATTTTAGATTTGCATTCAAACGAACAACAATGGCAAACTTTGATCTTGTATTAACAGGTAAAGTATCAGGAGTGTTTATTGCAGCACCTAATACTGCAATAGATAGTGCTTCAGGATTAAATGGTTGGATTGATGCATCGACAACGTATGGTGGAGCAGGAACACCAGGAAGCGACACCGGCAACGGAGGTAATGGTTCAGACGGTTGCGCATTTACATCTGGAGATAGAATTATAGACGGAACAACATATAGCAACCAATCGTTTACATTGACTCTAGGAGATCAAAGCGCTACGGACGCATATAACAATCAAATATTAGTTTCAATCAAATTAGATGATGGTGACTATTTAACTAAGCTGGAGGTACAATAATGGCTATTTCAGATACCCAAAAGGTTGACCTCCTATGGAAAAAAGTTGGATTTAGTAAAGCAAAGACAGATACTAATGATGCAAAGAAAGCTCCTAACGAAGCTATTGTATCTAATTTAATAATTAGACCAACTGAAATATGGTCAGATGCAAGCAACATTAACGCAGTACAGCCAGCAAGCAATACATCAATTCTACACATTTACACAGAATTAGAAACTACAGAAGACGGTACTGCAACAAACAATAGAACATGGAAGACGGGATTAACTAACTGGGTGCCACCTTCATTTGGTGCAACGTATCAGTTAAAAGTGTATGCCGATTCTGCAGGATCAGGTAATCCAGCAGCTAACGGAACGCAGTTATTTGAAACAGGATCTGGCAATAATGATGAATGGTACTTCGATTATCAATCAGGTACATTAAACTTCATAGGATCCAATTTGCCTTCAGGGGTATCTGATGGCAATAGTATTTTTGTGTCCGGCGCAAGATATGTCGGTGACAGTTTTAATACAGGAATAAAAGACGTAACATTGTATAATGCTACGATAGATAGTTTAGCCTCACCACTAAAAACCTCAGACGGTGGTACAGGGTTAACTACATTTACAGCCAAGGGGGTATTTTACGCAAGTAATACTTCTACCATGGCACAAGCAACAGGCTCTAATGGACAAATTTTACAAATTACAAATGGAGAGCCAACCTTTGATGATGTTGATGGAGGAACATTTTAATGAAATTGAGTGATCTAGAAAATGATGAGGTTCAAATGTTAAGCCAGTATATTCAAAATCAACAACAGATTATTAATGAACTTACTGAGAAAAACATGCAATTGACTACTGAAATACAAATTCAGCGCATGACAATCAAACAGCTTGAATCTATAAATAATGTTAAGATTAAATCGAAAAAACGAATTAGCGCTTTTAAGCAGGAACGCATGGGCATCCTCAAAAACGCAATTACTAAAGATTAGGAGAAATAAATGGCTTCGATTATTAAACTAAAAAGATCGTCAACAGCATCAGCAGTGCCTGGCGATTTAACCTTGCAAGCCGGTGAATTAGCGATTAACTTAGCTGATAAGAAGCTATTCTCTGCAAGGTCGAATGGTGAGACAATCACTATTTCGGGTGACCAATATAACTTAGATACCTCTGCAGGTAACTCTACACAGGGTGTTGTTACTTTAACAGTAGATAACGCTGCGTTATCTAACGACTCAATTGTTTTTGTTGGTGACAACGGTACAGTAGTTTCACAAACTAACTCTTCGCATATCACTGTTGACAGTACTACATATGCAGTATCTACGGGTGGTAATTCATCTATAGGTCAAATCACTTTAACACCTACTGGTGGTGGTGATACTTCTGCAGACACATTAAGCATTAAAGGTGCTAATGGTATTGTTGTTTCAGGTAACTCTACACAAATCACAGTTACAGCTGAGAGCTTTGACTACGACTTAAGTGCTGGTGGATCTGCTACAACAGGTACGGTTGTACTTGGAGATTCAGCTGGCGATGACGCCGACGTTGATACAGTAACATTCAGTGGTGCAAATAACGTTGTAGTTAAGAACGTTGATGGCAGTAACATTGAAGTTTACTTAGCAAATGATGTAACAACTGCTACTGTAACAACTACAGGCTTAGCAAACGTAAACAGCTTAGACGTAGTAGGAAATGCTACTGTTGGCGGCACATTAGACGTAACAAGCACATCACAATTTGACGGTGCAGTCACAGTTGGTAACTCTACTGCAAATGCAGTTATTTCTGCATCAGGTGATATTAACACTGATGGTACTCTTGATGTTGCTGGCAACACTTCACTTCAAGGGGCAAACACAGACGTCGGTGGCCACTTAGATGTAACAGGCAGTGCAAGAGTTGGAGTAAACTTAACAGTTGCTGGTAACTTAACAGTTGAAGGTACAACAACTACTGTTGAATCAACTACGGTTACTATTGACGATCCTATGTTATCTCTTGGTGATAATAACACATCAGGTGACGTAGTAGACATAGGTTTCTATGGAACATACAATGACGGAACTACTAAGCACTTTGCTATCGTAAGAGATGCAACAAATGATACAATTGTTGCTGTAAATGGCATTGGAACAGAGCCCGGTACAACCGTGACATACAATGCTGCTAACTCGTCTAGCACAGGAGACCTTGCAACGTTTGATGCTATCATAGATGGCGGAACATACAGTTAAATAATATAAGCCCCTTATATAAGGGGCTTTGAACTCTGCGTATATACGCATTGACGAGGAGCTAAATGGCATCTGTAATTAAGATCAAGCGCTCCAGTACTTCTGGAAACGCACCAAATACATCACAACTATCTGCGGGTGAGTTGGCTATCAACACAGCCGACGGTATCTTATACTCCGCAAATGCAACAGCTGTATTTGAAGTAGGTGCTAATCTCTCCAATTTAACTGTAAACTCACAATCCTTTCCTACCCAAGACGGTTCGTCTGGTCAAGTCTTAAAAACAGATGGCGATGGACAACTCTACTGGACTAATGAAGCCGGTGCAGCAGGGTTTTCAGCTTTTACCTTATATGAATTCGTAGCAAGTAATAACCAGACAAACTTTGCAGGGAACGATGATAATAGTAATAGTTTAGGATATAGAAGCGGAGATAGTATTCAAGTATTTTTGAATGGTATCCTATTAGAAGAAACAGAAGACTATACTGCTACTAATGGTGCTAATGTCATATTAACACAAGCAGCATCTAATAATGACTTACTACAAATCATGTCTTATGGGGTTGGATCTTCAAACAACATAACAATTGCTGCTAATAACAACATAGGTATTGGCAATACAAATCCAGCCCATGTATTATCTGTTAATGGCAATGCATATTTCAGTGCTAACGTAACCGTCAATGACACATTGTTAGATGGAAGCGATAGAGCATTTAAAGTTTATTATGCAAACGGTGATGTAGCGTGGGGGTAATAAATGGCAAGTAAAGGTAGACATTTAGCAGACATTATATCAGACACAGCAAGAGGTCAAAATATTGGGGCTGCTAATGCAAAAATTAAACAATCTAAAGATGCTCAAGGCGGTAAGAGACTTGGTGCTGACGCAGACGATGATTTATTAGTTGCAAATACTATATCTGATAGAGTTGGTATACAGACAGCTAATCCACAGGCAACGCTTGATGTAGAAGGCGATATTAGAATAGGCACTGACTTAGAAGACAATTCAGGTAGAGTGTTCAAAGTATATCAGGCAAACGGCAACATAGCCTGGGGAGAATAAATAGTATTATGAGTGTACCAACAACAAAAGATGAATTTAAAGAACACTGTCTTAGAAGATTGGGTAAACCTGTAATTGAAATTAACGTTGATGAAGATCAAATTGATGATAGAGTAGATGAGGCATTATCGTACTACCAAGATTATCATTTTGATGGCGTAGAGCAAACATATTACAAACACGTCGTAACCGATGCTGATAAGACAAATGGATATATCACTGTGCCAGATAATATTATTGGCGTAGTGGATCTCTTTGACATTGGTGACTCAACATCTACAAACAACCTGTTTAATATCAGGTATCAGATCGCTTTGAACGATCTCTACGACCTTTCTAGATACGAGCTGGTACCTTACTATATGAACTTCCAAAACATTCGTATGATCGAAGAAATACTGATTGGAAAGCAGTTGTTTAGATATAGTAGAGTAGGCAACCAATTACATATTGATATGAATTGGGATAGAATTAATACTGGCAATTACATTATAGCTAAGGCTTATAAAGTATGGGATCCAGCAACATATACAGATATCTGGAAAGATAGATGGTTATTAAGATATGCTTCTTGCTTGATAAAGATTCAATGGGGTAGCAACTTAACAAAGTTTGAGGGGCTGCAACTTCCTGGGGGAGTTCAATTTAATGGACAAAAGATATATGATGATGCAGTTGCAGAAAGACAACAATTAGAAGAAGAAATGGCAACAGCATATATGTATCCTCCAGAAGATATGGTGGGATAAAATGGCTACAAATGTATTCTTCAATAACTTTAACAATAGTGGCGAACAAGACTTAATAGAAGATTTAATTATTGAGTCTATTTCCATCTATGGTATTGATGCATACTATTTGCCAAAGACGTACTATGACTATGATAACCTTTATGGTGAAAGTGATCTAGGTTTATTCAAAGAATTTTACACCACGACTATGTACATTAATTCTGTAGAAGGATTTGGTGGCGAGGGTGATTTCTTGTCTAAGTTTGGCGTTGAGCAAAGAGATACTATGACAATGTCAGTAGCTAGAAGAACTTTTGAAGATGAAGTAGGACGTTCTGATTTAGCAAACATTCCAAGACCTAGAGAAGGCGATTTAATTTGGTTCCCACTTAATCAAAAATTGTACTCATTAAGTTTTGTAGAACACGAACCTGTATTCTATCAAATGGGCCAGCTACAGTTTTATGAACTAAGATTAGAAATGTTTGAATACTCTGGTGAGAGATTTAGTACTGGTATACAAGAAATTGATCAGCTTGAGCAACAAAGATCAATGGATATATTCATGGAGTCTCAGCTAATGATGGAAACTGGAGATTTACCAATCCACGATGAAAGAGGTGATAGAATTATATTAAGCGGGTTTACAGAATTAGATCAAGACGATATAACAGACAGTGAAAATTCATTTATAGAAACACAAGCTGATAATTTTATTGACTTTACAGACAGGGATCCATTCAGTGAAGGAGGATCGTTCTAATGTTTGGTCATGATTACTACCATGAAAGTATTAGAAAGTATATCATTTTATTTGGTACACTTTTCAATGACATTCATATAAAAAGAAAAAACAGTAGTGGCAATGTTATTCAAAAAATAAAGTGCCCGTTAACATATGCACCCAGAGAAAAAGTTACTGCAAGATTAGAACAAAACTTAAATCTAACAGAACAACAAAGTATGTTGTTACCAAGACTGTCATTTGAAATGACTACTTTGCAATACGATCCAGCTAGAAAGTTAAATACTATTAATAAAAGAAGAAAAGATGCAACGGATCCAGCATTAAGAAAGAGCGTTTTTAATCCTGTTCCTTATGATATATCTTTTGACTTCAACATTTATGTTAGATATGCAGAAGATGCTACACAAATATTAGAACAGATACTTCCGTTCTTTACACCAGAATATACTGCAACAATTAACTTGATTCCAGAAATGGACATTAAAGCAGATATTCCTATTGTGTTGCAAGGAATGAGCTCACAAGATACATATGAAGGCGACTTTGAAACAAGAAGAGCGCTTATATGGAATTTAAATTTTGTAATGAAAGGGTATTTGTATGGACCTATAAAAGAAACTGGCATTATTAATAATGCTAATATTAATTTTTATACATCATCCACAGCTAATGTAATAGCAACATCTACCAAATTAACTCCCGGATTGGATGAATTTAGAAATCCAACCACAAATGCTGCTGCAACGTTACCGCCTTCAGAAATCAAATCTGGTGATAACTTTGACTACATTTTTAATTATGAGGACTATTTCAATGGAGATATCGAATAACGATCCTATCAGTCAAGCACTAGACATTTCGCCACTAGAAAAAGAAGGTGAATTGTTGCCTGCAAAGACTGAAAAGGAAAAACCAAGTAACCCGGAACTAGAGAACGATTTCAAATATGCACGAGAAAATCTATACAATATTATAGAAAGAGGAACGGACGCATTAAATGGAATTGTTGATTTAGCTCAACAGAGTCAACACCCAAGATCATTTGAGGTAGTTGCTGATTTAGTACGAACTTTATCTACTGCAAACAAAGACTTGCTGGATCTTCAAAAGAAGATGAAAGATATGCAACCAGAGGATAAAGGACCTAGTAAAGTAACAAACAATCTATTTGTAGGCAGTACAAAAGATTTAACGTCGCTATTAGAAGGTGGCGCAAGAAAAATAAAGAAAGATGGCTGATCATTATCTAGGTAATCCAAAACTAAAGAAAGGCAATATTGAAATTGACTTTACTGAAGAACAAATAAAAGAGATTGTTAAATGTAGCAAAGATGTCGTTTACTTTTGTGAAAAGTATATTAAGATTGTTAATATTGATGAAGGTCTTGTAGGCTACAATCCATACGAATATCAAAAAAATATTATGAGGACTGTTGATGCTAATAGATTTGTAATATGTAAAATGCCTAGACAGACTGGTAAGACAACTACAATGGTTGCTATCATGATGCACTATGCATTATTTAATCCAGATTTCAATATTGCTATTCTTGCTAACAAAGCAGCCACATCAAGAGAAATTTTATCAAGATTACAATTGGCTTATGAAAACTTGCCATGGTTTTTACAACAAGGTATTGTAGAATGGAACAAAGGTAATATTGAATTAGAAAATGGTTCAAAAATATTTGCATCGTCAACGTCTGCATCATCTGTAAGGGGCATGTCTATTAACCTAGTATACTTGGATGAGTTTGCATTCGTACCTGCAACAGTACAAGACGAGTTCTTTTCGTCTGTGTATCCTACTATTTCATCTGGTAGAACATCAAGGGTGCTAATAACATCTACGCCAAATGGCATGAATATGTTTTACAAACTGTGGCATGATGCAGAAAAGGGAATGAATGATTATGCAACAGTTAGTGTTAACTGGTGGGATGTTCCTGGTAGAGATGAAGCGTGGAAAGAAGAAACAATACGTAATACATCGGAAAAACAATTCGCGGTTGAGTTCGAATGTGAGTTCTTAGGTTCATCAAACACATTGATTGATCCTAACAAACTTAGAATGATGGTATATGAAGAACCAATCAAACATAACGACAGTTTAAAAATTTTCCATGAACCGCAACCTAATCACCTCTATGCAATTGCTGTAGATGTGAGTAGGGGCGTAGGAAACGACTACAGTGCATTTGTAGTTGTAGATGTAACAGAAGTGCCTTATAAGGTAGTAGCTACATTTAGAAACAATACAATAGCACCAGTATTATATCCAAAAGCAATTTACAATGCGGGCAGAGCATATAACAATGCATCTGTTCTAGTTGAAATTAATGATATTGGACAGCAAGTTGCTGATATACTACATCATGATTTAGAATACGAAGGTCTTATAAAGGCAGTCTGGAAGGGTAGAGCTGGACAGATTTGTGGTGGAGGCTTTGGCGGTGGAGATAGCCAACTAGGGGTTAGAACAACATCATCTTTAAAAAGAATAGGTTGTTCTATGTTAAAAACAATTATTGAAAACGATAGATTAGTTATAAATGATTTTGATATATTATCTGAACTGACCTCGTTTGTATCAAACAAACGAGGAACAAACTATGAAGCTGAAGAAGGAATGACGGATGACCTTGCAATGTGCTTGGTATTATTTTCATGGTTAACAGGTCAAGATTACTTCAAAGAACTAACCGACATAGATATTAGAAAAAATTTATATGAACTCAACCAACAAGCATTAGAGGATGAACTTGTGCCTTTTGGTTTTATAGATATTGGTACAGATGATAGTTGGGATGAAGACGATGAGTTTAAAGGCGGAGAGTTAGTTAAGTCTTGGGATTATGATTATGACAGAGATCAAACTTTCTAAGAGTCAGATTTAATAAATATATCGAGAGCTTTATACACTATTTAAATAAAGGAGAATTGAGATGCCATTTCAGGTCAGTCCAGGCGTAAATGTATCAGAAATAGATCTGAGTACTGTTGTACCAGCTGTTTCGACTACAGAAGGCGCAATTGCAGGGGTTTTCAAATGGGGACCGGTAGATACTCGTGTTCTAGTCGACAGTGAAGAAACGCTGGTTGCTAGGTTCGGGGATCCGAAACCATTTGCGAACGGAGATCTGCTAAATTCAGAGACATTTTTTACCGCAGCTAATTTCTTAGCATACGGTAATAAATTGTATGTAACACGTGTTGTAGACTCTGGTGCACTAAATGCTGCAACAGAAGCAAATACAGCATTAATCAAAAATGATGATTTAATTGACAGCGTAACCGTACCAGCTGGGGGACACTTCATAGCAAGATACCCTGGTTCTTTAGGTAACAGCTTAAAAGTATCAGTGTGTGATTCTGGGAATGCATATAGCATTGCTTTAGGCACAGGTATTACTATTAGTTCTGGTTCTAATACTGCAACTGTAGTTGAGGACGTAAGTTCTAAAATCCAAGTCGGAGATAGATTAAGATTTGGTAATACAAAAATTGGTACATTTGATTTACAGCTATCTGCTATTTCAGTAGACGGTCAAACATTATCTTTCAAAAACAAATACACAGGGTCTGATGATCTTTCATCTTTTACAGGTGCAACAAGATATTGGAAACACTTTGACTTAGTCAGAGCAGCTCCTGGAACATCAGCTTTTGCAACAGCTAAAGGTGGTGTGGGTGATGAAATTCACGTAGTTGTTGAAGACGAAGATGGTGATATCACAGGTGTCAAAGGAACAGTTTTAGAACTATACGAAGGCGTATCAAGAGCAACAGATGCTAAAACAGAAGTTGGCGAATCTAATTATTGGATCGATGTAATTGAAAGATCCTCTGGTTGGATTTATGCAAAGAATGCTGCATCGTTAGCTGCTGACACAACAGCTGCAACAGCAACTGCATTAACCTCTAGCTTAGCAACATACCAATCAATGAGCGGTGGTGTTGACTCATCTAACGAATCTACTATCGCATTAGGCGAAGTTGTGGCAGGTTATGATTTATACAAATCTGCAGAAGATGTAGATATTAGCTTAGTACTTCAAGGTAAGGCAATAGGTGGAACACACAAAGTAGGCCTTGCTAACTATATTAGAGACAATATTTGCGAATCAAGAAGAGATTGCGTAGGGTTTATCTCTCCAGACAAAGATGACGTAGTCAACAATGCTGGTGATGAACACACAGACGTAGTAGAATTCAGAAATCAAATTGCTGGTTCTTCTTACATCTTCATGGATAGCGGATACAAATATCAATACGACAAGTATTCCGATAAGTACAGATGGATCCCTCTTAACGGTGACATTGCAGGTTTAGCTGTAAGAACAGATGAACTAAGAGACGCATGGTTCTCTCCTGCTGGTTACAACAGAGGCCAAATCAAGAACATCGTAAAACTTGCATTTAATCCTAAGAAGGGTCAAAGAGACGTTATGTATCAAGCAGATGTTAACCCAGTAGTAACATTCCCTGGACAAGGCACAGTCTTGTTTGGTGATAAAACATTACTAGGTAAGCCTTCTGCATTCGATAGACTAAACGTAAGAAGATTGTTCATCGTACTTGAGAAAGCAATCAGCACTGCATCTAAGTTTACATTGTTCGAATTCAACGATCAGTTTACCAGAGCGCAGTTTAGAAATTTGGTAGAACCATTCTTAAGAGATGTACAAGGTAGAAGAGGAATTACAGACTTCAGAGTTGTATGTGACGACACAAATAACACAGGAGAAGTAATTGATAGAAACGAGTTTGTTGGAGACATTTACATCAAGCCTGCTAGATCAATCAACTTCATTCAGTTAAACTTCGTTGCAGTAAGAACTGGAGTAGAATTCTCAGAGATTGTTGGTCAATTTTAATAAATAGGAATAGGAGACAAAAATGGCTTTTAACATTAACGAAATTAGGTCACAGCTAACACTTGGTGGTGCTAGACCTACCCTGTTCCAAGTAAACATCTCTAACCCAGCAAACAGTGCCGGTGATCTGAAAACTCCATTTATGGTGAGAGCTTCTCAGGTTCCAGCATCTACTTTAGGTTTTATCGAAGTACCATATTTCGGTAGAAAGGTAAAGATTGCAGGCGACAGAACATTTGCTGAATGGAACGTAACAGTAATCAATGACGAAGACTTCTTAATTAGAAATGCTATGGAAGAGTGGATGCAATCAATCAACTCTCACCTTGGCAACGTAAGAGGCTTCGGATCTGCGAGTGACTTATCTTATAAGTCAACAGCACAGGTCATTCAATATTCTAAGACAGGAGTACCTATCAGAGAATATAGCTTCAACGGTTTATTCCCAGTAAACATTACTGAGATGGAAGTTGACTGGAATGCCACAGACGTGCTTCAAGAATTCCAGGTCACTTTCCAGTACGACTGGTGGGAAGTAACTGGTGGTTCTACAGGGAACGCAGGCGGAAACTAAGATTAAAGGGCAACAACTCGTTGCCCTCTTTTCTTTTATAGGGTACGATATGCCCTTTATAAATATATGATGAGGTAACCCCTATGGCAGAATTATTCGGATTCGAGATAAAAAGAAAGTCCACAGATCAGGACTTAGGCTCATTTGTAAACAAATCAGATGATGACGGCGCTGTCGTTGTTGCTGAAGGTGGTGTTTATGGGCAATACGTAGATCTCGAACAGACAGCAAAGAACGAAGGTGAGCTTGTAACTAGATATCGTAAGATGTCTATGCAGCCTGAATGCGAAAACGCTATTGACGATGTTGTAAATGAATCAATTGTTTACGAGCCGGATAGCCATACAGTCGAACTCAATTTAGATCAAGTCGAAGTCACAGACGGTATTAAGAATAAAATATTTGAAGAATTTAACATAGTAAAAGATCTGTTAGACTTTGAAAGACAATCATACGAAATTTTCAGACATTGGTATATTGACGGAAGGGTATACTACCACGTCATTATAGATGAACAAAATGTTCAGAATGGTATTCAAGAACTTAGATACATAGATCCTAGAAAGATTAGGAAAGTAAGGGAAGTTCAAAAGAAAAACAAAGGACAAGGACCTAACAGAATCACACTTAGCCAAACAAAGCAAGAATACTATCTGTTCAATGACAAAGGATTTAAGGGCGGACCAGGAGTAACAAATCCCGCTCAAGGCACTACAAATGGTCTTAAGATAGCCAAAGATAGTGTGTTACATTGTACATCTGGATTAATGGACGAAGCAAATAAAATGGTATTAAGCCATTTACATAAAGCCATTAAACCTTTAAACCAACTAAGAGTCTTAGAAGATGCAACGGTTATCTATAGAATATCAAGGGCACCAGAACGAAGAATATTCTATATCGATGTTGGAAATTTACCAAAACTAAAAGCCGAACAATATCTTAGAGATATGATGGCTAAACATAAAAATAGACTTGTCTACGATGCAACTACTGGTGAGCTAAGAGACGATAGAAAGTTTATGACTATGTTAGAAGATTATTGGCTACCAAGAAGAGAAGGCGGCAAAGGTACAGAGATTACTACTTTACCAGCTGGACAAAACTTGGGAGAAATGGACGACGTATTATATTTCCAAAAGAAATTATATAGAGCTTTAAATGTTCCTGTATCAAGATTAGAACCTGAACAAGGGTTTGCAATTGGTAGAGCGTCTGAAATAAGCCGAGACGAAATTAAGTTTCAAAAATTTATTGCAAGATTAAGACTTAAATTTTCTAGATTATTTGAATCTGCATTAGAAAAGCAACTGGTGTTGAAAGGTATTATTACACCTGACGACTGGCCCGCCATTAGAAGAGAGATGAGATTTGATTATGTCACTGACAGTCACTTCTCTGAACTTAAACAACTCGAAATCTTTAGAGAAAAAATCAGTGCTGTTAATGATGTGGATCCATATCTTGGAAAATACTTCTCAACTATGTGGGTTAAGAAGAATGTTCTTAAACAAACGGACAAAGAAATTGAAGATATGCATGCTGAGATGATGGCTGATACAGAAGCCGAGCAAGAAAATATGGACCAATATGGCCCAGATCAAGGCGAAGAACAGCCAGATCAGGACAATGGATTCCCTGAAGCACCGCCTGAGCAAGTGTAAGATATATAAATATAGCAGGAGATTATTATGACAGATAATGTAAAGAGTATTGTTGATTTGGCAATGGACGACAAACCAAATAAAGCTAGTGAAGTTTTAGATGATATTTTGAGAGATCGATTAGCTGCTAAAGTTCAAACTATGAAAAACGAACTAAGCAACGATATGTTCGGTCAAGAATATCAAGGTGATGTTCATGCTGAGCCAGTAGAAGATCAACAAGAACTTGATTTAGAACCTATTGAAGACGAAGAGGAGCTAGATCAAGAAGAACTCGTTGATGATGGTGAAGTAGAAACTGAAGACCAAGAGCAGGATGAAGATCCTGTCGAAGACGAGGAAGAAAATGAAAACACTTAGACAAATTGTAGAACTGAAGAAGATTGATATTGTTCCTGATCCAGAAGAACAAGCTGGACAAATCAGCAACTATGCTAATCCTAAATCAGAAGCAGAAAAGAATTTTGTCGGCAAACATTTAGACGCAGTGCAACAACAACTTCATCCTGCATTTAAAAATCAAGCAGAACAAGATGCTGTATTTAAAGGCGGCACTATTAAAAAAGATCATTCAAAAATTGCTTCTTATAAAGAGGGCGAAGACGCTGAAGTTTATGAGCAAGCTATTGAGTTCGTAAAAGATAATTTAACAGAAGAAAATTTAGAAAGGTTTAACCAATTGCTAGAAGACGATTATCAAAGCGCTGTTAACTTTGCATTAGAAATCTCTGAGGAAATTTTAAGTGAGTAGAATATTAAAGTTAAAAGGTTCTGAATTTACAGCTCCAACTGATTTAGCAAATGCTAACACAGCATTTGACTCAACACTTATTAAACACTATCATACAGCTGCAGCAGTAATTACTGTTACTGATTCAGCAAACACAGCAATTGGAAATACAACTGTCTCTGCAGGCGAACATTTTATACAGAAAGCTGCAACAGATAAAATTTATGCTAGCGCTGGTTTATTCACGCCGATAGCATTCGCAGATTAGGAGTACAAATGAAGTTAATTGCAGAAACCACTTTTGATAGCATAGCACCAATCATCACAGAAGCTAAGGATGGTAAAGGTAAAGATTACTTTATAGAAGGTGTTTTCATGCAAGGTGGCATCAAAAACAGAAATGGTCGTATGTACCCAATGGAAACATTGGACAAAGAAGTTCAAAGATACAACGATCAATTTGTAAAAACAAATAGAGCTTATGGTGAGCTTGGACATCCTGATGGCCCTACCATAAATTTAGAAAGAGTTTCGCATATGATCAAAGACCTCAGAAGAGAAGGTAATGATTATGTTGGGAGAGCAAAAATAATGGACACCCCTTACGGTAAAATTGTAAAGAGTCTGATCGATGAAGGAGCACAACTAGGTGTATCTTCGCGCGGTATGGGGAGTCTTGTACAGAATAGTGATGGTATCAATGAAGTGCAAGGAGATTTTCAACTTGCTACTGCTGGCGATATTGTTGCAGATCCTTCTGCACCAAACGCTTTTGTAAATGGTGTGATGGAGGGTGTTGATTGGATTTATGACGCTGCATCTAATTCGTGGCAATCACAAAAAGTGATTGAGCAAATTAGAGATACAGGCAGAGTAAGTGCAAGAGAGTTACAGGAAAGGAAAGTAGAGTTATTCTCTAAGTTCTTACAAACCCTGTAATTTGTTAATTTATAAATAATAAGCAAACGAATTAGACTCAAATGAGGAGAAAACAAATGGCTAATGAACTAAAAAAGTTCGACAATGAAGAAGCTGTTGTGGCCGAAGAGCAAGTAGAACTTGACGAGTTTAAGGCCAGCGGTGAGAATTCAGAAATCGCAGACCCTGTAACTAAAGGTAGCAACAAAAGACCAGCTGATAAAACAGCTGGATTCAAAGCTCCTAACCCAGGCGGCGCTGATGAGAAATCTGGATCTGAGTCAAAAGGAGAAGATTTGATTACTGCTAAGGGAAAACAAGCTCCAGCTAGAAAAGCTGATAAAAAAGCTAGTGATGCCCCCCAAGCACCTAAAGTAGCAACTCCTGGACAAGGATCTGGTATGAAAGAAGACATCGACGCAATCTTTGGTGAGGATCTTTCAGAGGACCTAAGAGAAAAAGCAACTACTGTTTTTGAAGCAGCTGTTAATGCTAGAGCAACTGAGCTAGAAGCTCAATACTCAGAAGCATTTGACACTCAGCTTGCAGAAGCTAAAGAAGCTCTTTCTGAAGAGATGGCAGGCAAAGTAGACGAGTACATCAACTACATTGCTGAGCAGTGGATTGAAGATAATAAAATTGCAGTTGAATCTTCTCTGAAGGTAGAGATTGCAGAATCTTTCATGAGCGGTCTTAAAGGTCTTATGGAAGCACACAGCGTTGTGATTCCTGAAGGTGCCGACAGCGACATTTTACAGAACTTAGAAAATAGAGTCGAAGAACTCGAAGGCAAGCTGGAAGAAGAAACAGCACAAAAAATTGCTATCAACAACGAGTTGTTCGAAGAAAAAGTACAGAACATTTTTGCTACAGCTTCTAAAGGCTTAGCAGAAACACAAATTGAAAAACTCCGTGCTCTATCGGAAGGTCTAGATTATGATGATATCGAAGACTATTCTTCAAAGCTAAACACTTTAAAAGAATCATACTTCGAGAAAAAACAGGCTAGTTCTTCAGACGTTGAAGATCAAGATCCTGTAGAGTTAGACGAAGAAGTCAAACCTTTACCAGGTGAAATGGCCAAGTATGCAGCCGCGATATCGCGAACTGTTAGGAAATAATTCGTAAATTCTAAAAGGAGAAACTAATGGAATACATGTACGAACAACTCCAACAGAAATGGCAACCAATTATTGAGCATGCTGACCTTCCAGAAATCCAGGATAGTCACAAGAAATCAGTAACTGCTGTCTGTTTGGAAAACACAGAGAAGTCTCTAAGAGAGAATGCAGGATTCGCTCCTAATTCTTTACTTGCTGAGGCTCCCGCAAACGCTACTGGTTCTAGTATTGATAACTACGATCCAGTATTAATTAGCTTAGTTAGAAGAGCTATGCCTAACTTAGTCGCTTATGACTTAGTTGGTGTTCAGCCTATGACAGGACCTACAGGTCTTATCTTTGCTATGAGAAGCAGATATACTTCTCAGTCAGGCTCAGAGTCTTTCTACAACGAAGCTGATACTTCATTCTCAACCCAAACTGCTGGTAACACAACATTGGGTGAGGCAAACTCTAGCAACCAAGGTACTGAGCCTTCAGGTAACTCTGCTACTTACAACTTTGCAAGTGGTATGGAAACAACTGAAGCTGAAGCACTTGGTGATGGCGGTGGAACAAACTTCGCAGAGATGGCATTCAGCATCGAGAAGATTTCTGTCACAGCTAAATCTAGAGCTCTTAAAGCAGAATACTCAATGGAACTTGCTCAAGACTTGAAAGCTATTCATGGTCTTGACGCTGAGACAGAACTTGCTAACATTCTTTCTACAGAAATCTTAGCTGAGATCAATAGAGAAATCGTAAGAACAGTTAACCTTGTTGCTGTACCTGGTGCACAACAAAACGTTTCTTCCGGTGGTACTTTTGACTTAGACGTTGATTCTAACGGTAGATGGATGGTTGAGAAGTTCAAAGGTCTTATGTTCCAAATCGAGAGAGAAGCTAATGAGATTGCAAGAGGAACAAGAAGAGGAAAAGGTAACATCATGTTATGTTCTTCTGACGTTGCTTCTGCACTTCAAATGGCTGGTGTATTAGATTACACTCCTGCTTTGAACAGCAACAACTTACAAGTTGATGATACAGGTTCTACATTCGCTGGTGTATTAAACGGCAGAATTAGAGTCTACATTGACCCTTACTTTGCACCTTCTTCAGGTGTACACTACATGACTGTAGGTTATAAAGGTTCATCAGCATTTGATGCTGGTCTGTTCTATTGCCCATACGTTCCACTACAAATGGTGAGAGCGGTTGGTGAGGACACATTCCAACCAAAAATTGGATTCAAGACAAGGTACGGCGTTGTCGAGAACCCATTTGCGAGAGGAACTGATGCCCTTGCTTCTAACGGTGCATTATCACAAAACCTTAACAAGTACTACAGAAGAGTGTTGGTCAACAACATCATGTAATACAAACCTTTTATGGTTTTTAGAGGGGCTTTTAGCCCCTCTTTTTTTATCTGTTGATTTTATATAAATAATATTGTATAGTAATATACATCGTTCATCTCTAACGAGACGGAAGTAGTCAATAGTGACGAAGGAACGCATTGTTACGTTCATCTAGTAATAGACGGAAGTAGGCAATGGTGCTGAAGGAACGCAATCTTCTATAGGAGATTGACATGACTAAATATCAAATTGCTCGTTTCAAACGTGCAGTCAAAAGGGATCTTACTAAGGAAATATTAAGCCCTAAAGCTAAGAATCATAGAATAGCTAAATCTTCTGGTCCAAGAGACGAGGAAAGATTTTTGCCTGAATATGCGACTAATAATCCTTGGTACTAACAGAAGGGGCCAATGGCCCCTTTTTACTCGTTGACTTTAAACCGCTATAGAGGTAATATAAATACTGTTATGACTGGAACTGAACCTACAACAACAAACTTTCTATCTCCTCTAGGACATAGATTTTTCATTAAGAAGATCCCGACAGTGAACTTCTTTGTACAGAATGTCGCTATTCCTTCCATAACAATGGGCGAAACACCGGTCCCTACACCTTTCACTAAAATACAGTTGCCTGGTGATCAAGCAACATATGGCGATCTAGTAATCACATTTAGAGTTGATGAAAACTTAGATAACTATATGGAACTGTATAATTGGATGAGAGCAATATTAAGGGTCGATGATTTTACAGAATCTACTGCATGGGTGAACGAGGCTAATAACCCAATGTCTGATGATCGAGTGTTTAGTGACGCAACATTGACTATATTGAATAGCGCAATGAATCCTAACAAAGAAGTTACATTTACGGACTGCTTTCCTACTTCTCTATCAGATATTCCGTTCTCTACGCAGCTAGCTGATGTAGATTATGTTGAATGTACAGCTACATTCAAATACAGAAAATTTGAAATAGAGAATATATAATGAATGAAACTTGCAGAACTAATTTTTTAAAAGAAGCAAAAGAAGGAATCGTAACAGTAGAGTTCACTAAAATTGGAACTGGTGAACTACGTGTCATGCCATGCACACTAAAAGCTGATTTGATGCCTGGAGAAGCAACAGTAAAAGATATAGATCCAATGAGTGATAATTTTGTAGTATGGAGTTTGGATAAGGACGCATGGAGATCCTTTAGAGTTGACACCGTTACAAAATGGTATACAGGAAATCCAGTTGAACAAGAAAGTCAAGAGAGCAGCTAAAGAAGCTACTAGCGATACCATACTAGGCACTATTATTAACTTCCCAATTAACTTTGCTATTATTTGGGTTTGTTTGTCGTTGTCTTTTAATGCGTTACAGACTACAATAGCCTGTACATCAATAATGTTTTTCATTGCTGTTATTAGAAAGACGGCAGTTAGATTATGGTTTGAAAAGAAATATGACACTAGAACAGATACAGGAACTATGGAGTAAGGACGCTCCAGTAGATAGAACTGAATTAGGCGATGAGGCCATTAAGATACCTCAACTCCACAGCAAATACTTTAAGATTTATTCGACTGAGAGATTGATTCTCAAGAAGATGGAACTTGAAAGCAAACAAATGTGGAAAGACTTGTGGAGCTATTACCAAGGTCACATGGACTATGAGGATCTAACAGAACGAGGTTGGGATCAAATTAACACTATTATCCTAAAAGCAGACCTCAACATTCACATTGATTCTAACAAGGATTGGATCAACAACAATCTTAAGTTAGCTTATCAAAGAGAGAAGGTAGACTTCTTAGAGGCAATTATTAAATCACTCAACAATAGAGGATTCAATATCAATGCCGCAATATCATGGGAAAAATTTAAGGTAGGAATTTAATGAACGTAAGGTTAGTAAGCTGGTCTCAAACGCCAGTTGAAGAGCAAGACCTATCTGCACTTGATCTGGTTGCTTTCTGTGCAAGAGTAAGTAACCCTGAGAACCAGATGAATACACAGACTAGTGAAAGGCTAGTCAAATACTTAATTAAACATCAGCATTGGTCTCCTTTGGAGATGGTCAGTGCATGTATAGAAGTAGAAACGACACGTGACATTGCACGTCAGTTTCTTAGACATAGATCATTCTCATTCCAGGAGTTCAGTCAACGATATGCTGATCCAACAATGGACTTGGAGTTTACGACTCGTGAGGCTAGGATGCAAGATCCAAAGAACAGACAGAACAGTATCAAATCAGACAATGATGGTCTACATATCGAATGGCACAGACGACAGAGGAAAGTCATTGAAGCAGCAAGCAATGCTTATGAGTGGGCTATCAATAATGGTATTGCAAAGGAACAAGCAAGAGCAGTACTACCAGAAGGCAACACAATGAGTCGTCTTTATGTCAATGGAACTTTGAGATCATGGATCCATTACATTCAATTACGAAGTGCTAATGGCACTCAGCTAGAGCATATGCAACTAGCGCAAGAGTGTGCAAAAGCTATTTCTAAAATATTCCCTATTGATGAATATGGAAACATTAATAGTTAGTAAAGTAAACGAAGTCTATATGTCAGTAGACTGTGATGGAGGGTCTTGTTGGGAACTTCAAGACTACTTTACGTTTACAGTGCCAGGTATGCAATTCATGCCACAGGTTAGAAATAAAATGTGGGATGGAAAAATAAGATTATTCAATCCATCAACCAAACGAATTTACTCAGGGTTGTTACCTCATGTGCAAAGATTTGCATCCGAGAGAGGATATAATATAGTAATCGATCCTGCATACAATGATCAAGAATTTAGCTTAGCAGAAGCTAAAGAATTCGTTTCAACAATTGGTTTACCATTTGCGCCTCGTGATTATCAGTTGGACGCATTTGCTCATGCAGTAAAGAAAAGGCGTGCCTTGCTGTTATCACCAACAGCAAGTGGTAAATCTCTTATCATTTATATGTTATCAAAGTACTTAAACCAAAAGACTTTGATTATTGTACCGACAATATCATTAGTACAACAGATGGCTGGCGACTTTAAGTCATACGGTTATAATGAATCAATGCATTGTATAACAGCTGGTGTTGAAAAAGAAACAAATGATTTAGTAACTATTAGTACATGGCAGTCTATTCATAAGATGCCTCGAAAATGGTTTGAGCAGTTTGATGTTGTAATAGGCGATGAGGCCCACTTATTTAAAAGCAAGTCTCTAACAAGTATTATGACAAAAACAATCAACACCAAATATAAGTTTGGGTTTACAGGAACATTAGATGGAACACAAACACATAAGTTAGTACTAGAAGGTTTGTTTGGTGCAGTAGAAAAAGTAACAACAACTGATGAACTGATAAAGAAAGGAACCCTTGCTCAATTTAAAATTAAATGTTTAGAGTTACAGTATCCAGAAGAAGTTAAACGTACTCATGCCAATGATAAATACCAAGACGAAGTAGACTTTCTAGTTCGTAACGAAGCACGTAATCGCTTCCTTAGAAATTTAGCTTTGAGTTTAAACGGCAATACCCTCTTACTGTATCAGTTTGTTGACAAACATGGTAAGCCGCTATACAACGAAATTAAGAAAAAGATTAAAGACTCTGTAGACAAAGATAGAAAAGTGTTTTTTGTCTCAGGCGAAGTCGACGGTCAAGCTAGAGAAGATATAAGAGGCATTGTAGAAAATGAAGACAATGCAATCATTGTGGCGAGCTTTGGTACTTTTAGTACTGGTGTTAACATTAAACGCCTGCACAATATTATATTCAGCTCTCCGAGTAAGTCCAGGATTAGAGTATTGCAATCTATTGGTAGAGGACTTCGAAGAGGTGACAATAAACAACAAGCCACTTTGTTTGACATTGCGGATAACCTACAATGGAAATCTAAACGAAACTTCACGTTAGAACATTTTGCGGAACGTATTAAAATGTATAACGAAGAAAAGTTTGATTACAAAATATACAAAGTGGATCTGAAAAAATGACAATAGCGTGTATCAAATTAATTAGCGGTGAAGAATTGATAGCTGAAGTACAACAAGGATCCAATCCCTTAGATATCATTGTTCATAATCCTGTCGTAGTTCACAAACAACAGACAGCAATGGGTCCAATGATGACAGTATCACATTGGCTAATGTTCACAAAAGAGAACAAAGCCACTATTAATCGCAAGAACATCGTTGCCTTAGAAGTTGATTTAGAGGAGAATGCTATACAACACTACATGAAGTTTATCAATAACAAAGGGGAATTGAACCACTTGGATAACCAAGAAAAGTTAGATGAGCTTTTACATAAACTAGATGAGTTAACAGGAGAAAATGTAATAGAAACTGATAATATGAATGAGCCAGAATCTAATACTACAATACACTAATGCCTAAGAAAAGATCCGAACATTACGTAGACAACAAAAAACTATATGCAGAGATGGTAGACTATCTGAATGCAGTAAAAGAAGCAGATGAGTCTGGCGACGACAAGCCAAGAATTCCAGAGTACATTGGGGAGTGCTTGCTTAAGATTTCAACCCGTCTATCAACAAAACCTAACTTCATTAACTACACGTACCGTGATGAAATGATAAGCGACGGTATTGAAAATTGCATAAACTACATACAAAACTTTAAACCAGATAAGTCGGACAATCCTTTTGCATACTTCACACAGATAATTTATTATGCTTTTTTAAGAAGAATTCAAAGAGAGAAAAAGCAGCTGTATATTAAACACAAGACATTAGAAAGAAGTCTAGTGTTAGATGAATTAGCATCACATAGTGATGCTGGGGCGCAGGGTGATCAAGGAGCATATGTTAATCTAGAAACTCCTTACATGGTTGACTTTGTAGAAAACTTTGAACGAAAAGAAGAAGAAAAGAAACAGGCTAGGAAGAAGAAGAAAGGCCTCGAGAATTTTGTAGATGACGAAACAACTGATAAATAAGCTACCTATTTTTGGGGAGTATGTATAATGCGTGTGGCGTTAATCACTGACATGCATTTTGGAGCAAGAAATGACTCTAAAAGAGTACACGACCACTTCCAAAAATTTTATGACAATGTATTCTTTCCTGAAATCAAGAAGCGTGGAATTGATACTGTTATTGATCTTGGGGACACTTTTGATCGTAGGAAGTATATTAGCTTTACCTCATTAAAAAGAGCAAAGGAAATGTTCTTTCAACCGTTGCATGATGCTGGAATTGATCTGCATGTTATTGTTGGCAACCATGATTCAGTTTATAAAAATACCTTAGAAGTTAATTCAATAGACTTGCTGCTAGAAGAGTATCCAAACATTACAACATATGTTAGACCTGAAGTGATAGAAATGGACAACACAGAAATAATGTTGGTTCCATGGGTGTGTGATGCAAATGAAGAAGAAACGTTTGTTATGGCAGATAAAACTACTGCACAAATACTACTAGGTCACCTAGAGTTAGCAGGGTACCAAATGTATAAAGGTGGATTTATTGATCACGGTATATCGGACAACTGGCTAAAGAAATTTGACCTAGTTTGCAGCGGACATTATCACCACAAGTCAACTAATGGCAATGTTAACTATCTTGGGTGTCCGTATGAGATGACTTGGAGTGACTACAACGATCAAAAAGGATTTCATATACTAGACACAGACTCAAGAACAATTGAATTTATACCTAATCCTCATACAATGTTTCATAAAGTGTGGTATGATGATACTGGATTAGATATGCACGGTCTGTTAAAACAGACAGAACAGTTTGAGAATTACAAAGGCAAAGTAGTTAAGGTTATTATTAAGAATAAAGACAATCCTACATTATTTGATTTGTACATAGAAAAATTAGAAGGATCCGATCCTTTGAACATTCAAGTGGTCCAAGACCACTTACACTTAGATGTTGAAGACGATGCAGACATCGTTGATGAAGCAGAAGATACATTAACAATATTAGATAACTATGTTACTAATTTAGACATAAAGAATGACAGGGTTGATCTACAAAAACTTTTAAGAGAGTTATATCAAGAAGCATTGCAAGTAAGTTAAATTTATGATCATATTTGAAAAGGTTCGATGGAAGAATTTTCTATCGTATGGAAATAGTTGGTGTGAGTTAGACCTCAATAAACATAAAGATACATTAATCATTGGAGAGAACGGAGCTGGTAAGTCTACGTTCTTAGATGCATTGTCATATGCATTGTACATGAAGCCGTTTAGAAAAGTTAACAATCCTCAACTTGTTAATTCAATTAATAAGAAGCACCTAAAGGTAGAAGTTGAATTTAAGGTTGGAGGTAATCACTATAAAGTAGTGAGAGGCCACGCACCAAGACTATTTGAGGTCTATCAGAACGGCGATCTACTAAACCAAGATGCCCATACAAAAGACTATCAGAAAGTACTAGAACAAAGTATCCTAAAAATGAGCTACAAATCATTTACACAGATTGTAGTTTTAGGTAGTAGAAACTTCGTCCCTTTCATGCAATTGTCTGGAGCTGATAGAAGAACAGTGATTGAAGATTTACTTGACATTCAAATCTTTAGTACCATGGCTTCTTTGTTAAAAGACAAGCTAGCAGACAATAGATCACAGCTACAACAGGTAGATTATGATGTGAATCTGTTAGAAGAAAAAATTACAATTCAAAATCAATATCTTGAAGATATTGCTAAAGATAAGAAACAACAGCTAAATAAGATCAAGCTACAGATTAAAGAAAAACAAGATAAGGTATCTGAGTTACAATCAGAACTAGCTCTTGTTGAAGGTCATGCAAAAGAGTTGTTAGAGCAGTGTGCACCGTTAGAGTCTGTTTCTCAACGTGTGCAACAATTGATTGCACTTGAAGGACAAATTGAGTCCAAGATTACTAAACTGAAAAGGCAATTAAAGTTCTATGAAGACAACAGCGACTGTCCGACGTGCGGACAAGAAATTGATGACGAGTTCAAAAGACAAGTCACAGATGAGACTGACTCCTCTATCACGGAGACAGAAACAGGTCTTACGCAACTTGAGACACAAATCCAAACTCAGTCCGCTAGAATATCAGATCTTAAGAGAATACAGGATGAGGCTACGGAAGCAGAAAGAAATGCAGGCCGTCTTAAAGCAGAAATCTCATCCATCAATTCGGTTATTGAGGGTATGGAGAAGGAAGTTGAAGAGAGCACTTCGGAGAACAACAATTCAGACCATGCAGCTACTAAGGTTCAAGAACTCACGGACGAGTTAGAAATAACTCAAAAGAGAAAAGTTGCACTAAGACAACAACAGACTGTTTTTAATACTGCTCAAGTGTTATTGAAAGACACAGGTATTAAATCAAAAATTATTAAACAATATGTTCCTGTGATGAACAAGCTAATTAACAAATACTTAGCTGCTATGGAATTCTTTGTTGACTTCCATTTGGATGAAGACTTCAAAGAAACAATTAGGTCACGTCATAGAGACGATTTTGCATACGCATCATTCTCTGAAGGAGAAAAGATGAGGATTGACCTATCGTTATTGTTTACATGGAGAGCCATTGCTAAGTTAAAGAACAGTGCATCTACTAATATACTGATCATGGATGAGATTTTTGATAGCAGTCTCGATGCATCAGGTACAGATGAGTTCTTAAAAATCATAAAAGAGTTGACTTCAGATACAAGTATCGTTATAATATCTCACAAGACAGACCAACTTCTCGATAAGTTTTCTAATGTAGTTAGATTCGAGAAGCATAAGAACTTCTCAAGGATTGCAGAATGACAGATAAAGAATTTAAGAAAAAGTATAATCTAGTTGAATCATCACATTCATTGCTGAGAACTAAACTAGAAAAGTTTGATTTCAACAATCCGCCTGTAGATCCAGTAGAGCTTGGAACAGATATGTTAGCTCATATGAGATACTATGGAGGGATAG